CTCGAGTAAGCCTCATCCGTCGAGAGACGGATCTATCCGGTACTACGTAGTGTCCGTATGTGGTTAAACCACATATGGATTCCAGCACGTGGTTCCAACCACTTAAGGAGCTCTTTTGCTCCTTAATCTGGATACGATGAACTGGGGAATGAAGACGATGTAATAAAGGACACCATTTGGCGTTCCTTACCGCACCGAATCCATCAGAGTACTCAGCGATGCCGCCATGATCACGATTATTCGTAATGAATAACTTTTGACCATGGTTGCCGCGAAGTACTCGTCTCAGCAAATCGTATGACGTAGTCGCAGCCTCCTCGTACCCAGCTATGCGAAGTCGCATAGCCAGCATACTAAGAGACTGCAGTCCGGTTAAGTGCCTGGCATCTAAGTCACACTTCCAACGGATCGGTGTAACGTTAACGCCTTTATAAGCGTCAACGCCACATGATTCTCGGAAGTACCCTCGCCAAAAGGACTTTGTCCTATTGACGACGACACCAAATGATTCGAGATCGTTAATAACGAACTCGGTCATAGGTGTCGGTACTACGATGTCATCACCAAACACAAAGGCAGCTCCCGGTTGTTTCCAACCGTGATACTGCAATGATGCACAACAGATAGCCCAGAATACTAAGCTTTGGACAGGAAACGTTGTTGCGTTCCCCATTGGGGCGTAGCAGTGAATGTCTGTCTCGGAGGTCGGCTTGCCGTCCTTCGAAATAAACACCTTCTGAGCTCTACAACAACCGAAGAACTTGTAGTAAGAACCAAAGAGGTTCTGTACAAGAACGTCACTAATACGGTCACTAGCCTCCTTCATGTCGAGCGTCGCGTATTTTCGCGATACAGAACTAGATAGAGCTATTGACCCATTGACGGACTGATCATCAAAGGCGATCCTGCCACGGGGCCAGAATCCACGTTGATGCCTATCGAGAGATATAGATCTCTCGAGCTCCTTGCGCACACCTTGCTGAATCCATATGGACTCGGCAGGGTGAACACATATTAGTCTAGGTCCTCTGCTGTCCTTTGGGACAGCAATGAGCTTAGCGCTGATATGATCGCAAGGCTGCAGATCATCCATACTTGCGATACTATCACTGTTAAAATAACAATGAAGGTAATCTGAGTAGGGATAAACGGACTCGATCGTTGGGAACCAGTATGTCCACTTGTCTTTTGGACTTGTAGACGCACCAGGCCCATGCTGAGGAACAATTGCTCGTCCTCGGAATCGATAGAGTACGGTCTGACAGTTTTTTCGGGCGAGGTTAAGGAGAACGGGAGAGGCTTTTGAAAAGCCCGACGCGAACTCTCTAACTTCGTTGTTAACAGAGAAGAAGTTGCTAAAAGCAGCTTCAGTAGTATTGTTGTCATGTTGCACATAGGCTTTATAGCTGAACAGTAGAAGTTGTCGCAGATAACGTAGTTTTATAGGATCCAAAACGGATCCGGCTACGAGTCTGTGCAACCACTTCGGGAACCTATCAAGGTCGGGCGAAAGCCCAGTCTCGAGACAGGAAACGAAGTACTTCTCCAGCTTTGGCGCCTCAGTGAGACACCATTGTAGTCCCTCATAAGATCCTCGTATTTCAGAGAATCCTGTAAGAGAAGCAACATCAGCTAGCAGGCTAATATATGTGTATTCATTAATATGCATATTATCTTGGAGTACCAAGCGCCGAACTGTATATATTGGGAACAAACGAAATATCACATTAGTGATATGATGTCAGTTCCCCATTTAACCATTGCTATTAAAGGACGCAAAACATCACAAACCAATATCTGTGACAACTTGAATTACTTCTCGTTGTTGAAGACGTTGGTCATGAAGTCAGCGTCCGCAACTAGTGCCTTGAACGTTGCTGTCACTGTTGACAGATCGGTTCCAGACGCTAGCTGTGGTATATTTGCGATGTAATAGATTTCCGTATTATACGGTTGTCCATTAGCATCAATAGCAACACGAGTCACTCGACCCTGAAAACGACGACCGGCTACTTTCGTAGCTGAATCGACGTAGGCTTGAGTCTTAATGACAAGATCGTCAGGAGTATTAATACCCCTAGCGATCGACTGTCGTTCACTGAGATCACGTTCATCGAACGTTTTCTTGAAAACGACAGAGTTAAATGTCAGATCGGCATTCATGGTAGGTTATGTTGAACTAACGTAGCTAACATCGGTCGCGACGCTCAGCGTATTTTTTGTAATTGCTGAGTAATCAGAGCTGCAGTTATTGCAGCTTGAGTCTTTCCGAAGCGAGGCTTCCAAACAGGCCAAATTGGCTTGTCAGAAACCACAGAACGTTCGTAGTGTTTGAATCTAACGGTACCCGCAAGGTCGTCGTATAGCATGCCTCCGCCGCAAGGTGTTTTACCTAGCTGCGAACAACTGCTAAACAACTCATACGAGTACGACCGCGTGAACGAGATAATATCCAAGGGTTTAACCCCAAGGAGACTGTCTATTTCACGACAGACGCC